AAGAATATGAATAATAATAATTTAAATTTAAATGAAAATAATGAAATAAAAACCGAATGTCTTAAAAGTGACATCGATAGAATTCTTATAGATAGAAGAAATGATGATATATTTTATTTAAAATCTATTGGATATAAGTTAAATGAAATAGCTGAGTATTTCAATCTTTCAACTAGACAATGTATAAGAATATGTAACAGCAAATGTCATTTAAGTGACATGACGATTGAAGAAGCTATTAGACAACATCATGAAGATAATATCAAATTAGCAAATGAAATATCGGAGATAGCTTTAGAAAAAGTTGTTAATCAAATCAAAGAACTAAAAATGGAATGTGATTCTCTTAAAGCTAGACAAGCAGAGTTTGAGTCTATAGTCGCAGATAAAATAAAAGCAAATATATTAGAATGTGATTTAGATAAATATGTTTTATTTAATAATAGAACCAAAGAAGAACTTGTTCTAACAGATGTTGAGATTGCTAAGCATTTAAATAAAGATGAGCAAGCAATTTGCGATTTAATCAAACGTAGATTAGTTGATAAGAATGAACCAGAGTTATTTTTAGGAAACGGATTTACAGTTAAATTACCTAAGATTAGAAAGATAAACAAATATGATTTCAAGGACAATGAAGACAAAAATACTGAAGATGAAGATGTAGAAAATTAAAATCTTCATTTTTACCCTTATTTTAGGGCATTTTTAGCGTATTTTTAAATGTTTTTGAAAAAAAGTTTGTATAATATATTATATAAGAGACGTATAACTCTTTAAAACGGAAAGGACATAAAAACATGAATAAAAAACCAAATAAGAAAATTAACGTAAAGTACAATTTTAATTTATCAGAGCCAGACAATTTAAATATGATAAATAGAAATCTGAATGAATTAATTGTTAAACAAACTGAAAAAGCTATTAAAAAATTGAGTAAAATAGAAAGCAAATATTTAACAGATATTGTTGCAGATATATGTAGCGATGGTGTAATTGTATATTTTAAATGTAATAGCATAACAATACTTACCTACTGCTTTAATATAAAATCAACATTAAAAATAACAAATAACTTCATGTACATAGACTCTGTTAGAGTAATACCAAATAATGCGGAATGGCAAAATACTATTTTAGGTATTCAATATGAAATTGATGTATTTGAACGCGGAGTTGATAATTTAGATTATGATGATAAAGTAAAATTTTTTGAATCTATGAAGGGAGATAAATAATATGTGTAATACAAATTATGTAATACAAAATATAAATGAAAACAACCAAGAAATCTGGAAAGATATAAAAGGATATGAGGGATATTATCAAGTAAGTAATCTAGGAAATGTTAAGACTTTACATGCTAATAAAGGTCATTCAATTAGATTAATGACATTAGCACCACATCCTAGAGGATATAAACAAGTTCTTTTATGTAGAGATGGAAAACATAAATCTATTTTAGTACATAGATTAGTAGCAGCAGCATTTGTGCCAAATCCAAATAATTACAATGAAGTTAATCATATTTCAGAAGATAAACATGATAATAGAGCATGTAATTTAGAATGGGTATCACATGCTGAGAACTGTAGATATGGAACAAGAAATGCTAGAATATCTCAAACTAATAAAGGTCAAAAGAGATCAGATGAAATAAAAGCTAAAATGAAAGAATCACAAAATTTGAGATCAGAAAGAAAAGAAAGCAGAGTTAATAAACGTACGAAGAAAATATCTCAATATGATTTAAATGGAAATTTCATTAGAGATTTTGATAGTTTATATGATGCAATAGTTTCTCTAGGATTTAAAGCTGATAGAGAAAATAGATACGGCGCGGGTTATAAAAATAATATACGCTATTGCTGTAAAGGATTTCTAAAAACAGCATACGGATTCATATGGAAATTTAAAGAGGAGGATTAAAAAAAATGTTATTCTATAATTATATCCCGGAAACACTTAAAGACAGAGGTATTACATTAGTGCTAAGTGTTTCACTTGATATGCGTTGGAAAATAGAGGGTTTAAATTGTAATTTAAATACATTTTTAAATGTATGTAAAAATAAAGGTATTGATATATCAGATATACATGATAAAAATATAAATTCAATTGATATACTAGCTAGAATTAATGAAAAATGTTCAGATGATCATGATACGGCTAAAATGCTAGCTAAGATGTTACATAATTTATCAGATGAAAATTACATTTACGTTGAGCCACAATATGTTATATATAGTATAGATATATAAAAATATTTTTGAAAATAACGCTGATAACAATAAATTATAAAATAAATGTAATACAATAAGAAAGGAAAATAGAGTTTTATGGAAAAGAAATACATTTTAAAATTAAGAGATATTAATACAGGAGAGATCAGTTACGTAGAAGATTTACAAGCAGTAGAACCAAAGTTTTATGTTACATCATTAGTAAAAGATAAAAGTCTTGCTAAAGTATTAGTTATTAATGAAGATTTAATTCCAGAGGTACTAAGAGACATAACTAAAAATATGGATTATCCAGATCCAGATATGTATGTATTCATATTAGAACAGGTGGATTAACATATGGAAAAAAATAAAATAGTTACATTCAGACTAACTGATATAGAGTTTGATGAATTAAGAGATATTTGTGATGAAAGTAAAACCACAGTATCAAAGTTCATACGAGAAGCTATAGTAGAAAAGCTTAATAGTATGATAACAACACAATTTAAAATATCTGAATCATATACAAGTGATGATGCAGAGGAATAGAAAGGAAAAAACAAAACATGAATAGAGACAAATTTAATGATTTATTTAATAGAGATATATCAAGATATATTGAAGAGAGAAACGGACTAAAATATTTAAAATGGAGTTACGCTTTAAAAGTAATGAGCGAAGAATTTGAGGATTTTGATTGGAAGATAAATGAATATGACGGAAAACCTTATTTATATGATGAGAATTTAGGTTATATGGTAAGTGTTACGGTTACAGCAGATGGTGAATCTAAAACAATGACATTGCCTGTAATGGATTCTAATAATAGATCTATGAAAAATATTCCTTATGATTATGAAACAAAGAATGGAACTAGACATGTAGAAGCTGCTACAATGTTTGATATAAATAAATCTCAAATGAGATGTTTAGTTAAATGTATAGCACAATTTGGATTAGGTCTAAGTTTGTATCTAGGAGAAGAGGAATCAAAATCTAATTGTAATACAAATAATGTAATACATAATACAAATAAGATATTTGAAAAAACAACGGGATTGCAATTATCAGTTGGAGATATAGTTACATTTAATGATAGCTTTGGTAATCCAGTAGATTATAAATTTGCTTATAGTAAAAACAAAAATTCATACTTCTTTGTATTAGCAAATCCAGCAGATGAAATGAGAGCAAATAAATTCTTGAAAGCAGATGTATAATATATGGATGAAATATTTAAGGAAATTCCTGGTACAGGTGGAAGATATAAAGTATCTAATTTAGGTAGGATATTTAATGTAAAAAAACAGAAAATACAAACACCTATAATAGACAACTCTGGTAATTTATTCATCGGATATGCCGATGAAAACGGGAAGCATGTAAATTGCTATATAAGAAAAGTGGTAGCTTCCCTTTTTTTAGATAATCCTAATAATTACAGAGGAATTGGATTTAAAGATAATAATAAACATAATTGTAGTGCCGATAACCTATATTACTACCAAAGATTATCAGATATAAAGAAAGATTCTGAAAAGTTTGCTGAATATAATAAACGCATGACTGAAGAACAGGAAAAGATAAAAGCCGAATATAAAGCTAAGATGTCTGAAGTAAAAGAACGTTTTATAAAAGAGAAAAAAGAAGAACGTGTTAAGGCTGCAGAAAATAGAGAAAATATTAAATGCACTAAAAAAGCAGAAGTAGCTTTAAATAGAGAAATTGGAAAAGAAAATACAAAATTAAAACGTTCTAATATTGAAACAAATAGAGTTATAAATATAGACGATGGTAAAAAAGATGTTGAAACTCTTCGTGTAGATAAATTAGAATATGACAATTTTGGCATATATTATGAAATACATGGTAGATATACAGATCAGCAAAGATATAGTATATCTGAATATATACCTTTTAAACATAAAACAGATATAGAAAAAAACTTAGCTCTAGATAACGTATTAGTTATTATAAGCTTAATTGAAGATTTAGTAGATAAAAGTAAATTTCTAAATCTAGAAGCTATGAATATGATATTTTTTTGTCTATATAAAAGAACTGATATAGATTCAAGAGTATTCAATATGTATTTTATAGAAATTCTAAATCAATAGGTGATAATATGATAAAAGATACATATGTGCTAATAAGTATAAATAAGTGTAAAAAAGTATCAAAAGAGTTTGATGATATAGAAGCATTAAATGAGTATTTACATATTAATAATTTTCCAAAATATGTAGATTCAGAGTCTGCAGTATTTTTAGATGATTTAACAACAATTATCAAGATAAATGCAATTACTCATTATGGACTAGAAGGATATGGTGTTGATTTAAATACATTATCATATCTATTATTTGAAGGACAAGAAATGCTTGTTGATTTTACAAATATGAGATTCTTTAAATTGACTAAGGAAAATGGTAAATATTTAGCAAAAGAACTCTCTGTTTCAAACGAAGCATCTGGATATAGAAGAATTAGAGTTGCAGATAATAGAAAAGTTGCAATATCTAATATATTAAAAACATTAACGAGAGAAGACATATAGTCTTCCCTCATTATTTTACTTTAATTTTGCTTTTATATCATTAAATAAGTCCATTTCTATTTCATGTAAATAATTATAAATTATCTGCATGTTCTCAGGAGCTTTACCATTAACTCTTTTATAGTCACTTATTTCATTTACCATAGCCGTATGTATCTTATTATATAAATCTAAATGAACATTTGCTAAGCTATAATATAAATTTGTTAGATCAGTATCTCCATCAGCTTTATATAGCATATATTGATCAGCATAAGTACTAGCTTCTCTCAATGTATTCTTAGCATATTTCTCTAATTTCTTAAAATCTTCCATCTTAGCCAATTCTTTCTATTACTATATTAGAAACTATAACTGTCTCAGCAACTCCAGAATTTATTACAGATAATGTGGCAAAATTATTATTATTTGTTGATATTATTCTTTGAACTGTATCAAAAGAAATATTTACATAGTTACCTGCGCCTGTACTTGTAGCTTCTCCTAAAGCAGTTGTAGAAGCTGTTCCGTTAAATACTAAAACAGGTTTAATATCACCTGTTACAGATCCACTTGTATCTACATGAATTCTATAATAGCCAGGGACTCTAAAAGTAAAAGTCCCTGTTGTAGTATCATAAGATATATTAGAATTTGTTATGTACTTAACATTCCAAATATAAGTACCATTTGCAGCAACTGTTGTTGAAGCTTGATTTCCTACAAACATATCTCACACCTCAATTCATTAAATAGTAGTTCCACCATTATAATAAGGACTATAAGAGCCATAAGCTCCATATCCATAAGTAAAATTATTCATTTGCACCTCCGTAATACAATAAAAAAGCCTAATAGCATTTAGCTATTAGACGTTTGTTTTATTTCATTGAATTTATTTTCAAGAATTTGTATCTTTTCGTTGCATTCTTGTTTAATATTTTGTCGCTCAATATCTATTCTAGACTTCAAGTACTCATCTAGAATATTTTGATACGTTTGTTTATTTTCTCCAGATATATTCCATTGAGCATATTTCTCAAGAATATCTGTTTTATTTATAAGTGGAAGCAATAAATCACTTCTATATATCTTATCGGCTTGTTTTATAGCAAAATAACAATTCAACATCATAGAGAATAACGTAGATATCATTAATGACCAGAAGTTTGCATTGAATTTAAATTCGAATATAGCATTTATAATGAATATTGTAATAGCTGCAGAGAATATTAAATTAGTAATTATTTTTCTAATTGTAATAGCAGTCATTTTTGTCCCTTCAAGTGAGTGATCTTTACGAGAATCTTCTACGGTTCCATAATTACCATATCTGAAATTTGTTGCATATATTTCAGTATATTTCACTCTAGCACCAATAATATTATTTTTAATGAATTCCTCTTCTAACATATTTGATAAAATAGAAATCTTATTTTTATATCTGATTGCTTTTCTACTCTGTAATTTGCTATTTGGTATAGTAGCAAGTTTATATTCATAATGATGTAATTTAGCTTTATATTTTTCTTTATATCTACGAGTCTTTTCCTCTAAGTTATTTAATCTGATATATTCATCAAAGTTATCTGCTTTTAATTTAAGTTTATCGTTGTAAATATCAACTGTTGTTTTAAATTCATCTGAGTGAATTAATTTATCACGTGATAAACTATAGAAACCTAAATAAGCAAATGTTGTACATATTGTAACAGATGTTGTTAATAACCAAAACGTTGGCTTTTGTATTTCTGTCCAATCATAATCAAATATTATTTTATCGTTTTCAATAGATATACTTTTAGTTAGTATTACTAACACAAAAGATAAAACTATACCTAGAGTAACTACTATAATCTGTAATACACGATTATTTCTCATTTAATCAGCTCCTTAGTGTTTAATGTATAAGAATAGAGATATTTCAGGTAGGAATTATTAAGATTATAAAAATATATTATTATAGTGATATAACATATACAAATAACCGCTGTGTGAGCGATCGAAAGTTTCTTTTGCGACTAATTATCAATCCAACCTCTCACACAACAGCTATAGAAAAGGAGGAAAATTATATGCAATCTCTATTCTTAATGGATTGTTGAAAGTGCTATATTTTTGCCCTATTTATTTTATAAAAAAGTTATACTCTGTGTTTGCGTTTATTAATTTCATTCTCTTCTACTGCTTTTTGTTGATATGAGTAATCTTTATCTAAATATTTGATAATAAGATTATCTAGCAATATACCAATTATTAGTGAAACAATACAACCACATACAGTATCATAAGCTAAATCAAAATTAACCTTAAATTGATTTATTACAATCATCGCGCATATAGGAAGAATTAAATCTTTTACTAACTCCAATGTGTATTTAAATCTTTGCTGTGCCATAGTAGCATCTGGTAGTTTTCTGATAACTTTAGCCAAAGCAAATAGTCCTATAACAGTAAATGTTAATATCAAAATAAGAGACCATCCAGCAAATATTGTTTTCTCTGTTGTGTCTTGGCCTATTTTATATTTTATACATATTATTGTAAGAGGTACAACTAACATGCAAATCATATATAAAGTGTTGAACAACATTCTCAACCAGAATATTTGCTTTTTGGTTAGTTTATCTAAGTCTTTGAAAAACATAGAATCACCACCTTAAATAGTCTTTTTAAGTTCTTCTAAAGCATCTTGGAAATCTTGAGCATTTTCAGCTAATTTTTTCTCACGTTCAATTTCATTATCATCTATTTTAGTTTCTACTTTTTTAGCAAGTTCATCTAATTTAGATTCAACTTCTTTAGTAACTTTATTAGCAAAGTCTAAAAGTTTTCCATCGTAATAGTTTTGTAATTCTTCTAATCTTTTTTCTGTATTGAAATTTTTAATTTTAGTTTTTATCCAGCTAACAAACATTGATACTATAACAGCACCATTTGTAACACAAAAAGCCGTTATAGCTGGCCAAGCTTCACTAGAAATATTTTTAATCCATTCGATCATATTATTATTTACCTTCCTTCAAATTATTTAGTTCGTTTTGCAATTTGATATTCTGATCTTGCAAAGATTTAATATATTTACTACATGCTTCAAAAGCAGATTGTAGATTTTTATTTACTTCACCTTGTTTAGCAATGAAATCTTTTAATTTAGTTTTTTCCTCAACAACTTGAGATTCAAGAAGTAATATTTTTTCTAATAGAGATTGTATCGTGTATTTAGTGTTATTTTCATCATAAACAATAAGTGTTAGTAAATCAACATAGTAATTGTATTTGCCAACTTTAATAGAAACTAAATTGCTTTCTACAGAAGTTGGATTGAGTTTGCTTCTAAGTTTCATATTATCATTCCTTTCGAAGATTATAAATTTCTTTATTTAATTTATTTACCATTATAAACAGTCTATCTATATCTGTTACATTATAAGATGCATCTGTACTTGTTAATATAACATCTACAGGATAAACTTCTGTTGTTGAATAAGATACTCCTAGATTGTATATGGTTATTTTGTCTATTGTTAAAGTAGATATTGCTCCTACTTCAACAGTTGATAAAAGACTTGTTAAAGATATGTAATACAAATTAGGATTTTCTACTTCAGATAATAAATGTTGCTCCGTATATTTAGATCCATCTGGTAACGTTAGATTTACCTTTACAGCAGTTGGAGCAGAAAAGCCTTGTAAAGATATATTTAATCTAGTTGGATCTTGTGTTGATATTAGGTTATCTGGAGCTACTACTGAAATAGCTCCATTAACCAATGAAATTATAAAATTTATATTTGCCATATTATTGAACATCCTCCGTATCAAGTATATAATCAGCTACCATACTAACAGTAACATTATTTCCAGTAGTAGCACTTGTTTTAGCATATCCTACGAATATTCCTCCAGATTTAACTACATGTGAAACTATGATATTATAATATCCAATATCATATCCATAGTTAGTTCCAAGAAAAGTATAATTATTATATCCATTAGTTTGACAAACTCTATTTGTTTGAATAGATGCTTTAAACTTTTTAACATACATTTTCCCATCAGAATATTGCACTATTGAGTTATAAGAGTCAGGAACTCTACTTGTAGCTTTTTTATTAATAGCAGCGTCTCTATAATGAAATAATGCATCTGAATAATAATAAAAGCAATTTCCTTCGCAAAATCCATAATATCTATTATAAGTAGTTGTAGGTACTATAGATTGTGCAGGAGAAGATACAGATGTTATTTTCGTTGCAGTGAATGTTGAGTAATCGTCTGCAAATACTACTTCATACATTGAATATGCAACATTATGAAGAGTAGGACCATCTGAAGATCCTTGTACGGCAAAGCGTATAAGATATTTTTTATCCGTTATTTTGGATAAATATGATTGAGTAGATGTTTTTAAGTAATTGCCGCTATCCGATTTAATTATTGTGTTAGATAAAACAGACGACAAATCATCGGATAATGTTACAAGATATGCAATACCATACGCATTATACCATGAATTTGTATATTTATACTCACCAATTACTATAATATATTTTGTCTTAGTTATAGGATATATATGTACAGAACCTAATGTATAACCAGATTGAGTAGAATATATGTTTGATACACCTGTATTAATATTAGAGCGATATCCTACTCCTGCGGCTGTAACAGTAAAACAATTATCTATATCAGGAGCTAAAAACTTTACTCCTTTGAATTCAGTCGAATTTTTTTTTAATGTAGTACCATCATAATAGTAATAATATTGGCCAGTTTCACTAGAATTACATGCATAATATGTATTAGCTGCAACTTTAACATAAGTTTTAGAATTAAATGTACTAGCAGGTACAACTTTTAAATATACCTTATCACCAGCATTGATATTTTCTGAAGCAATAAAATCAATATCTACATCTCCAGAACCACCACCAGATATACTATCTATTAAAGCAGGATATGTGTCAAATTTGTCCGTTGGAGTTAATCCTTTATTTTCTAGAGATGTTTTAATAGCAGCTTTAGTAGATATAAGTTTTTGTAATTTTTCAGCAGTTGTTCCCATTAAATCACCTCTCCATTTATAGTATCTAATATAGTATTAATATTTCCAGTAATAGTATCAACATATGATTTTACAGCTTTAGGAGAAGTAGTTTTAATATCACTCTCAGCATCTGTAGATATATTAGTAGATATAACAGGAACATTATCAGCATATTCCGCTGTCATAACTTTATATCCATCTGTACCATTTGTTAATTTATCTTCTAGGGTATAAACATATCCAGATGAAATTGCATTTGTAGAATTCTCTGTTGCAGTTGATTCAACACTAGGAATAGATGGAATATTATTTAAATCTGTAAATGAGCCTGTCTTTGCAACTTGAGCTAAATCAGCTGTATTTGCTTTTAAATCAACATCTTCTTGTAAAGCAATTGTACCACTCTTAGATGGGAATGTTAAAGTATCATCATATACAATCTTGAAATAAAAGTCTGTATCATTACATTTTACTTGCACCCCTGTATTACTATAAGGCATATAACCTAAAGGGACATCCATCATAATATCATAATCATCTTCAGATGAGTAATTTTGTATAATATCTTCATTTACAGTTATAGTTTTAGTTTTATTATATGCAAGAGCAGCATCTGCAGTAGTCATTTTTATCATAGGATCAATCGAATCAAAATCTATATAATTTATAGTAATATTGAAATCTGAATTGTCTGGAATAGAGTGGCATATTAGTCTAAGATAGCAATATTTCTTTCCGCCATCAAATATCAATATATAGCTATTATTAGCTAATAGTGGCTTGTAAAAGTTAGTTTTATCTAAAGAATTATATAAATATATGTCATCTTGTAATTGAGTTGTATCGTATTCATTATCTGCAATATAAAATATATAATTTTGTGTGTCTAATGAATAATTTACTTTAGTTAATCCTTTTACGCTTGAATCAATTGTTTTTCTAGCTAAAGATTTTGCATATGTATTAGTTGCAGTATTAGTAGTTCCACTTTTACTAGGTTTATTTAAGCTTATCTGAGGCAAATTATTTTTATATACATTTTCATCTACATATGATTTATCAGCTTTTTGAGCAAGTTGATTTGTAATAGTAGTTGCAAAGTTTGGATCATTGCCTAGAGCAGAAGCTAATTCGTTTAATGTGTTTAATGTATCAGGAGAGCTTCCAACTAAATCAGCAACTTTTTGATCAACATATGTTTCTTTAGCATATCCAGTTAGATCAACAGAAACATTTGCTAACTTTTGATCTACTTCATCCGCAGTGTAATACGTTTCATCTGTAACCATGTATAACTCGTTATCAGATTTCTCAGCAGCATTATACTGAGCTTTTGTTAATTTATTTATTATTAAAGTATTTAAATTAGTATCTTGTGCCATTATTTATCACGCTCCTTACGAAAGTGTCCAATTTTTATTTGTAGCAATAGCTTTTTGTTCTGCAGTTAGTCTAGCTAAGTTTTTAGAACCAAGCCCTAAGTTTTGACTAGTTTCCCCAGTTAAGTCTGCTAAATCATTTAATACTTGTACTAATGCTTCTGTAGATAGACTTATACTATCGCCTATAACAAAGGATAATTTAATACCTGTTACTCTTATTCTGGCTAAACTTTGTCCATTACTAAATAAAGCCTCGCCTGCTGATGTAAGATTAGTAAAATTTAAATTCCCAGTATCTTTTAAATATATATTTGAAAAATATGAAGCGGTTGTTAAATTACTTGTAACGTTAGTTAAATTAATTTTACTAATTTTTGAACCATTTGTCAAATATCTTATACTTGTCACATTACTACAATCTATAGTAGGAATCTCCCCTGTATAGTGTTCTGCATTTTGAAACATACCAGTTAAATCCATTGGTACTCTTATAGTTAAATTGTCTATTTTTGTTCCCTTCCAATCATAAAATGCTCTAGTTCCATCTTTTAATGTAACTGTACCTAAATCACATCTAACTTCTTTAAGCCAATGATCTCCATAGTCACTAGTATTTCCTGTTGCTAATGGGAGATAAACAGTATTTAATTTTTCCAAACTATAACACTGGCCAAATAATCCTGTTATATTAGTACATAGAGGTGCATTAATATTATTATTTCCTATCTTTCTTAAGCTATAACAACTATAGAATGTATGATTTAGAGTTGTTGCTTTACTAAAATCTAATGATGGCATTTCAATTATGCTTCCACAATTGTAAAAAGTATAATGAAAACTAGTTATAGTAGATGTATCCAAATTTGGTATATGTTTTAATGAGCTACATCCATAAAATGCACTTGCTAATGATGTACATTTTGATAAATTTATTAGTGGTGCATATTCAATTGATGCGCAATTATAGAATGTATTAGCTAAGTTTGTAACAGAGCTATAGTCTATAGTAGGAATATATTTTAATTTATAGCAATACTCAAACATATAGCTCATATCTTTAATTTTAGAGGTATTTGATAGATGAGGAGGTATTTCTAAGTTTTCGCAATGAGAAAACATATAATATGTAGATTGAGTATTATTTAAATCCAAATTAGGTATATATTCTAAAGCATAACAGTTTTTAAACATTTGGAATGGATTACCTATCAATCTTTCTGATAGGTATTCTGGAGCAGTTATCAATGAGTAGCAATTTGTAAATCCAATATAATGGGAGATAGTTGTAGTAGTATTTATTTCAGGACAACATTTCAAGTATGGTTCATTGCTAAAATCAAATGCCCCTATATTATTACAACTCAAGTATTCCAATCTGTTTCCGTTACCAGTTGCAGTTGTTGAACAACTTAATGATGCTTCTGCTACTTTCAAATATATAGACGTTTCTATATCCTTATAATGTCTAGCATTACTTATATCATTATTAAATAGATAACTATTATTTCTAGATGCTTGATTTGAGGATGGTATTTTTTGAACATAAGAATATCCATTTTGTAATTTAGTAATAATATTATGAGTACTTTTTGAATCGGAGTTTTGTACATATTTTATATTTACTCGTATAAAGTTATACGTATCCCAATCAGTATCTGCAGCAGAATAAACATTCATTAAATAGAATTTACCAGCCGAACTAGAATCAAAATATATTTTATCAGATTCATCAGTTGAATTTATAGTTTCTGTAGATACTAAGGTTGTATTCATAAATTTATCTATATTAACTGTATATGAAGTTGTATTTGTATCGCTGCTTTTTATAGATATAAAAACAGGACAAATAGTGCTAGCATCATATAATACATACATTTGGTTTCCATCATAATAATAATCACTTGTACTATCTCCCATCTCACTAGGCATTGGTATATAAGGCCAAGCTGAAGGACGAGTATCTTCATATACTTGCTTAGAAGATATTGGAGTAGGTTCAGGTCTATCTTCTCCACTTCCATCTCCTTCATAAGTTCCAGTTACACCAAGAATTGATATATCTTTCTTAATATTTCCAGCAACTATATTAGAATCAATACTAGAATCTACTTTTGATATACTAACATATGATAATCCATCATATCCCTCATCAGGTTCAATAGTTTGATTTGTAGTTAAAGGAGAAACAGATTTGCTTTGTAAATTTGGAGCAGCAACAGGTTTTAATGTACCAGTTACACCAAGAATAGAAACTCCTTCTTTAATGTTTCCAGCAGTAATATTTGAATCAATATCAGATGTAACTCCATTAACAGTAACAGAGCTTAACGCATCATAACCTGTATCAGCTGTTACAGTTTGATTTAATTTAGTAGGAGTTATAGTTTTACTTTGTAATACAGGATCAGCTTTAATTTCTAATGTGCCTGTAACACCTAATATAGAAACACCTTGTTTAATATTACTAGCAATTATATTTTCATCAATAGAGCTAGTAACAGGATTTAAAGTAATCTTTGTAATACCATTATATCCACTATCAGGTAATATAATCTGTGTAGTCTTTGATGGATTTAATGTTTTCTCTTGACCTGTATATTGAACATTTACAGTAAATTGAGAATATCCATCAGCATCATCGTCTGCAGCAGAATAAACACCATTAGAATCAACTGATTTTGTTATTAATTTTGCAGTAGCTGTTCCCTTAGATATAATAGGTGTTATTTTAGTATTTCCTAAATATAATGCCATTATTTGCTCCAATCTCTTATTATTACAGATGTAGTTGAAACATTTGCTAATAAGTTATTAACTTCATCTTTTGTATATGTTGTAGATGTATTTGCTTTTACAGCTAAGAATCCATCGATTTCATCTTTTGTATAAATGGTTGTTTTATCTGCTTTATTAGTAATAGCAGAATTTATATTATTTATTAACTCTTGATTGTCTGTTACAGCAGATGCCAATTCTTCAATTGTATTTAAAGTATCAGGAGCTGTGCCAATCAAAGCATTTATTTTCTCATCAATTTTTGAATCTGTTTGTGTAGATGTATAGTAATTATCTAGATTAACAGAAACATTTGCTAATTTATCATCTACTTGTTGTTTTGTGTAGTAATTAGATATATTATATGTATTAACATCAGCCGTATCATTAGTTGTAAATTTAATAAACTTTGTAGATGAATCTGCTGAAACAACTCCATTTGCATATTGTGCTCTATAAGCAGTTCCATTAGAAACATTAACTTTTGTATCTAATAAATCATTTATCTGAGTTTTATTATAGTAATTATCTAAACTAATATTTCCATCTTCTAATGCAGAAACACGAGTATCTAAACTATTTATAGATGCATTAAATGTTTCAGTTGTAACAAAACCTGTAGTATCAATTGATCCACCTAAAGCATCCCATTTACTTCCATCCCAAGCATAATTCATTCCATTAGACTCAACATTCCACACATCTCCAATAGAAGCATCTGTAGGAAGATCGCCATATGTTGGCTTATTACCTTTATATCTATAAACAGATTGTGTTTTATTTTCTAAGTTTGTAATACGAGTAGAATGATCTGAGATAGTTACATTAATAGAGTTAATACTACTTTGAATATTTGTAACAGATGTTTGTAAAGTATTTACATTTGATATAACGTTATTTAATGATGTTGCAGATGCTTTACCTGCTAATTCAGTATTAATTGTATTAATGCTTCCAGCTAAACTATCAACTCTACCTGTTAATGTTGTAGTTGTTTCATTTATAGTACTTATTTTACTATCTATTTGGTTTTTAGTATAAACGTTATCTGTAGTTAAAATATTTTCTGTCTTATTATCTACATATGATTTTGTAGCGTAAGAACTTAGATCAACTGTTCCACCTAGATTATCCCATTGCGATCCATCCCAAGCAAAGTTAGCTCCATTTTCTCCTATAACATTATAAACATCTCCTATTGAAGGATTTGTTGGTAATGCTCCTATAGTAGAAACAGAACCTTTATATTTATAAATATTAGTAACTTTACTATCTACTTCTTGTTTTGTATAAACATCTGATGTATTAACTTTATTTGCTAATGCAGTATTAATAGATGCAATAGCTGTATTTGTAGATGTTTTAAAATTAGATAAATTTGTAGAAACAGATGCTATATTTGTTTCATTTGTAGATATAGAAGCATTTATAACAGTTATTTTACTATCTACTTGTTGTTTTGTATAATATCCAGATAAATCAACACTTGTTGCTCCTAATGAATCCCAAGATGTACCATTCCATGCGTAATTCATTCCATCTGATTCAACATTATAAACATCACCAGCAGTTAATCCAGTATTAGGTAAATTATTAAATGTAGAAACAGAACCTTTATATCTATATAAATTTGTAAGCTTATTATCTATTTGAGTTTTTGTATAAACATCATCAAATGTAGGAAGAGCTTCAATTTTACCATTTAATTCAGTATAGTTATTAGAAACTCGTACGGTTAATTCATCTATTTTGTTATTTGCTTCGGTAACATCTAAATCTTTTATAGTATTTTTGATATTACCTAATTCTGTCCATATCTTTGGAACATCTGAACCTAAATATGTAAAATCAATTGCATCTGAATTATTTACTCTTTTAACTACTATAACAGTATCATTTATTGCATTGGCTATAGTTCTATCGTACTCATCTGTTGTATAACCTATAAAGCTTACTAATAGTTGAGCTGTTGGAGCAGGAATTGTAAATGATAAAATTGCTTTAGGAATATCATCATAAAATTCATAAGCAGCTTCTTCATCATTATATCCATTTGGAATCATGTGATGAATATAACTTTTTCTACCATCAGGCCAAACATAAGTGCATTCTACAAAATCATAGTCTGCTTCACAATACAAATAAAGTCTGTTATTTTCACTATTTTGATTTACTTCTAAATTATCACATAAAGTTTTTAGTGATGTATTAGAAACCCTTATTTTTAATATATTTAAATTTGTATCAGGCATAAATACCACCTTTCTATAATTTATTATTGAAATTAATCTAACTTTGCCCTGTATTACAAATATATAACCCTTCTCACAGCGATCGAAATTTAAAAGCTGGATAAATATCCATCTCGTTTGCTCACAGAAGGGTTATAGAACTATTTGTTTAGCTTATCAGTTAGATTAAAGTATATATCAGGTAAAGCTGTATCAGTATTTCTAGTTAATTTCATTTCATATGACAAAATAATTTCTCCTTTTCCATATGGTGTATTTGGATAAACTATTGCAAATCCATCATAATCATAAGCAGGTGTAACACCTATACCTTTTATATAAGGAGATAATCCACTAGTATATGTTAAAACTTCACCAAGAATATCATCTTTTGAATAATTTAAGAATTCAGAATTCTTAATATTTCCTTTGTATCCCACAATAATAGCTTTACTATAATTATAGGTATTACCATTATTTTTAAATAAATATCTAGTCATAGCTTGATGTAGTGTAAAAGGTTTCTCATCAGTTTTAAAATGCATTTGATATGTAAATGTTAGTTTTTCTCTATTATCTTTATCAATATAATATATATTATTAAATAAACAATCATTTAAAACATCTTTCAAATCTCCAGATACTTTATCACAATATGGAAATTCATATGAAGATCTACCATCTGGATCTGTTGTATATAATTCAGATTTATTAGGATTTGCTAGAGCTACTTCAATAGCTTTTACTTTTCCTAATTCATCAACATATCTAGCATAGTCAGCAGCATATTTTCCATTTATAGTATTATATTTATTTGCATATGTACCAGCAGAGAAGTTATCTTGCATTGATCCAGTAAAGCAAATAGAATTTCTTAAATCTAATCTAGTAGCATGAAGTAATATTCCTTTATTTATACTAACATCATTACCATTATAATCTTTATATGTAACAGGTTTTAAATTTTGTTTATCATCTAAATTATATACATTGCAATAGAAATACTCTAATGTATCACTAGGATTACCATTTAAAGAATCTGATATTATATTTTGCCATATACCATTCTTTGAAGCTGAATTGATATCATTAGCAAATTGATTTGTAGATATATAACAGTAATGATTTATATTTACAGTTCTGTTTGTATAATCTGAATTATAAATCTCATATTCTCTATAATCACTATCAATACCCATACGTGGATTTATTCTATTGTAATCTTTTGTATATTCTACATTACATGTAAGCAATTGATTACTAAATTCATAATTTATAACATTAACATAATAAATTTCGTTATTATGTAATATAGCATCTCCAATTTTTGGGCATTGATTTATATTTCCTACAACAAATTGCTTTGTAATAGAGTTATTTCCAAGCCTTTGCATTTCTTTATTTAAAGATGCTCCAAAAGCAGAGTCGCTCAATACAGCGTCTGTTTGATTAAATACTTTATAAACAGATTCTTCAAATTGAGATGTATTAAACTTTTCTGTGTATATATTTGTATTTGTATAAGGAATATAAACAACACGGAACTTTAAATCTTTTACTTTAGAGTTATCCATATTGACATTAGTACGAGCTTTAATAATATTTTGTATTACATAATTTGTATTACTTAAACCTAAAGCGGCTTTTAATTCTGTTTCACTTAATTCAGGTAATATACCTAAGCCATATATTTTATTTTGTCCAATAGACCAATATAAAGCAGTACCTTTACCTTGTTTAGTTTTACTTAAAGCATTATAGATAGATTGCTCATATATATAACCTATAATAGAAACTTCTCTCCCTGAATCATCAAAATTTGTAACTATAACATCTTTTAAATAAGCAATAGGTTTATCTACAACAATACCACAGCTTTCTGTTGATATTAATGCAGTATTATCGTCTGTTGATCTAGGAGTTATCCATAAATTATTTCCTGGATATGTTTCTACATTATTATCTGAAATCATATAAGAAGCATTTGTAATAAATCCTGTTGAGTTATTCTCTATTGTAGATGCTTTTGTTTCTAGTAAATCTTTATCATCTTTTATTATAATAGCATCATCATTTAATATTCTAAATGTAATTATATTTGTATCCTCAATTAAATAAGGAACGCCAAAGAATTCTTTACCAATTGTTTCTAAGCACTCATAGAATGTTTTTCCTTCAAATTTTAATTGATAACAAGCAATATCACCAACTTTATCTAATATCTTTTGATCTATAGAATATTTAGGTGTATCATTTGTTGTTATAGTATTTGCAATGTAACACAATTTTTGTAATACATCTCCAATAGTAACTACATTACCTAGAGAAGCACGTTTTTCAATTGTATCTGCAACTTGAATACCATTCCAAACAATACGATAAGTTTTTTCAAATGAATCTGCGTCTAATGTAATAGTATTAAATTGATTTTTATATGGCTTATAATCATCATGTTCTACTATATTATCTGAACTCATTAATCCAGTTGGCTTTCTAACGTAAGTTCCATCAAAGTCAGATTTGTTACTTTGAGGAGAATATAATATAGATGGATCATCTATTTCTAATATTAAATCCCAATATTTTGTATCTTTATTTTGCAAATAGTAGCTATTATCTGCAAATTTAAAATTAGGTACTTTTATTACATCTTCTCCAGTTTGATAAGTTCCTATAAGTTGCTCAGGTCTAGTAGAATCTTTTGAATATTGGTCTGTTGCATTAGCATTTGATTTTCGGATATACCATCTTTGAGTTAAATATATCTTTTCATTCATAAGAACTTTTGCATTTGGTTTTGCAATTCCAAAAGTTACACCATGTAATGCTCCTGTCCAAAACATTCTGTATTCAAATCCTTCAACATATTTAGTTGTCTCATAGGGCAATTTAAATTCATAATATGGATTCATTGTTGCATATACGTTTCCGTTTATTTCATTATTTATACCTGCATATACTAAATCATCAACATGTCCTTTTCTATTTCCACCAGTTCTCATACCATAATCTCTAGTAAATACAATATTATTTCCTTTATTATATGGAATAGCATTATCTGTTTGCTCATAACTTCTATAAACAAACTCTTGTGGTTGTGTTACAGTCATATTTGGTATTACAATAGTTTGAAGGAATCTGCTTCTACTAACTAGTTGAATAGTATGAGAATATAAACGTTTCTTTCCAACAGGCATAGATTGAACTGTATCATTTACTACTATCATATACCATGTTTTATAAGTCCCTAATCCATTATCTGGAGCTAAATATACATTTACACCAGTATAAGCAGGATAAGGTTCTTTTCTGTTATTTAAAGCTAATGTAACAACACCAGTATCTAGAGAATCATCTCGTTTCTCTTGTATATTTAAAGGCATTTCTATTGCAATAGGTTCAGATAATTCTCCGTTTTCTCTTATACGAACATAATTTTCATAACTTAATTGTTTTGTTAATGTTACTATATTTGATCTATCAGATTCTATTATTAATTTACTATCTGAATTTGCAATAACATAAAATTCATTTGTACCTGATAGAGTAGATTCATCAAAGTTATATCTATTTCCAGCGGTTGAAGTTATTTTATATCCATTTATATAAACATCATATTTTTCTGCATATTGAATATAATTCCAAGAGATATAATTATCGGTTGAATTTAACACAATAACAGGAGAATCTAATTTTCTAACAACAACTGTTAAAGCAGATGAAGCATCAGATGTGATTAAGTTTCCCCATCCTAAAGCTTTTACAGAGAATACATAAGTAGCTGGAACTTTATTTGGTATTGTATATTTAGTTGAATTTGTTTGTTTTAAAGCAACACCACTATTATATATTTCATATATTTTAGCATTTTCAACAACATCCCAAATTAATTCACCATTATTATTAACAGAAACATTTTCAGGTGTTTTTAATTTACCTATTGTAGCAACATCTGAGTAATCCGATGAAATAAATCTAGGATTAGGTCTAGTTGCAGCTTGAGTAGAACATCTTGCTTGTACATATGCGATATTAGCATAAGATCCAGCAGGAATAGTTAATGTTGATCTAGGGCTTATTGTTGTTTCAACAAACACATCATTTAAATAAACGTCATACGCTGTTATATCTCCAGTTTGATAATATTCATTTGTAACAGCATCCCATGTTAATACACCTTCTGTTGTTAAATCTATATTAGTAGGTTTATTTAATTTTGCTACAATATAAAATATAGAGTTTGAATTAGCAGAGTCTTCATATAAAATATTAACAGACATTGCCCTAACTTGTACTTTATAATATCCAGGTCTATTTCCATAAATAGATTCTAAAGCTGTATATGTCGTAGTTGTAATAGGACTTGTATTAATTTTAACATCATCAACATATATGTTATAATATTCAGCACCAGTAATAGCTGCCCATGTAACATCTGAAGTTTGATCTCCATCACTATTTACTCTAAATGCTATAACAGGAGAATCTAATGTTTGAATTGTAACTTGAATCGAATTAGACCAATCAGAACTCCATTTAGAAACTTCTTCACCTGTTAATTGATTTGTATATATAGCTTTTACTCTAAACTCATGAACACCAGGAGACATTTTAGTTGCATCTGTATCTAATAAGTAATACAAAGTAGAAACTGTATTTAAATATATCCATTCTCCTGTAAATTTATCTTCTACAACATAAGAAGTTGCTTTATTTGTAACTGTATCATATGTTGGCCATTCTATTCCATCTCCAGCAGTATTTTTACTAATTGTTGGCTCAGAAAGTTTAGATATTGTAAATGTATATGACATACTATAAGTACTATTGTCATAAATATCTGATGTTGCTTGAACTGTAACTGTATAACTAGCTATATCTAAATTTGTTAATAGAATGTTATTGTAAGCAGATGAAAGTGTTTTTGAATCTGATACACCACCAACTGACCAATTTAGTACAACTTTATATGTAGATGCATTTGGAACATTACTCCAATTTAATTGAACTGAATCAACAGATATTTGGCTATGTGATATATTCTCTGGAGTAGCTAATTTATGTATTACAATCTCTTCAGTAAAATTAGAGTAGTTATAAGCAACATAAACTAATTCTGCTAAATCAATACCGGCTTTAGCTAGATTTGTTTCATTTTGTTTTACGTCTTGTATTTGTTGAATTAGTGTATATAGATTAGATTTCTCTTTGCTTAATATTAGAGACTTATTTCTATTTACACGTATTTTATAACTATGTTTTTCAAATATTTCTGAAACACTTAATGTAACTTGATTTGTTGGGACAGTTTTCCAATAAACACCATCACGATATATTTCATATCCATTATTTGCATCTGTATTTGCATTCCAACTTAATACTCTTGTGTTATAATTTATAGTAGGAGTTGCTGTTATAGCAATATGATTTTCAAATACAACACTACGCTTTTCATTAAATAAATAAACTCTCGCCCATTTATTTCTCAAAGATGATGCTTGTGTTTGTGTTCCAAATGCTCCAGTGTAATACTCATCTAATAAATATTTCTCTGTTGAATTATAGTTAAACTCATGTAATTCATTCTTAAGCGTTTGTAATTCTTCAAATTCAGCAGAATCAGGGAAATTATATTTTAAATTTACTTTACATATACCACTAACTATTTCATCCCAAGTTAATTCTGTTTCAGCTGTATATTCAGATATTCTTCTATCTAGCAATAAACCTGATATTTGATTTAATACATATGAATCAGAAGTAGTATCATAATCTTTTTTATCTTTATCTTTTGTACAGTAATGTCTAATAATAAAAGAAGTATTTGACTTCTTATTCCACCAAGTATCTTTTTCATTATCTGTTAATCTTCTATAATTTGTTAATGTTCTATTATTTAGATAAACATTGAAATCAATACTTGTATCACCATTCGCAATTGAATATATTAGATTTGTTGCAGAAGGATTAGGATTAAATATTGTATATGATGTAGGATAACTTATTTTAAATGGACTTGATTCTCCATATTTATAATAACTACCTACTTTATAATAATCAGATAAATTTGTTGTCTCAGGTCTTGCAAGTAATACATCTAATTGATGCCAATGATAACCTGCAAATACTTTCTGTCTATCAATATTAGATACAATTCTAGTATATCCAGGATCATTATTTAAATAAATTCGTCCTCTTAAATAATCTTCATAATCAGGCCAATTTGCCATTTATATCACCTATCTTCTTCTATTTCTATCTGTAGCAACCATACCAAGTCTTTCACTTGCATGCATAGTTGATGCAGCATCTTCAGCTATATCTCTTCTATATTGCATTACGTTGCTTGCTATATTAACGGCTTCATTAACTGCTACTGCAACTGCGGCGATAACAGCTCCAGGAACTCCTCCCATCGCAGCTCCAGCAGCAATTGATCCAACAGCGCTTATTCCTTTTCCTGCTAAATCAACAATATTGCTTACTTCATTTTGCCTAGCAGTATTATCGGTTCTTACTCCTATAGTATCAACATAAAGTTTTCCTACTTGTAAAGCTGTTGTCTTTGCTAAATCTATAGCTGCAGCTGCAACATAATTCTTTTTAGTTACTACTTTTTTATCGTCGGTTGATTCTTTTTCATTACCAGAACCATTAGATACATTCTCTAATTGCTCTTTTTCTTTTTCTTTTCTTGTTTGACTTTTTGTATCTATTACTATTCTATAACTTGGCATATTATTCCTCCACCGCACTTGAAGAAACAGAAGAAGCTAAATAAAATTGTGATTGTAATGAAATCAAAGAACCAATGTTTCCTGTTATAACAGTAGATTCATGGATTAATGTTAATTCTACAGCATTATTTTCATCACCGTTTTCTATTTTTTTAAATGTAAAAGGTTGTCCTGCATTTGAATTTGTCCAGGCATTATTATATAAAGTTTGACAAACACTATTTGTTTTATCATATAGGAATTCTATCTGTAATACAAATCCCGTTGTATTATATATAAATCTAGCTCTTGCATCAGAATATCCAAATTTGTTATCTGCTTTTAATTCATCTTTTATTGAAACACTAAATCTTCTTACCTTTAGTTCTACTCCGTTAAACATCAATTTAACATTATCTGCTAATACACTATTTGGATATATAATAAAACTAATAGGTATATTTAATTGAATTCTATCAACACATTGTATTGATTCCCATCCTTCTGAGTATTCAGGTAAATCAGACATCAATATATATGTTGGCTTTTCATCTATAGTAACAGTTTTCTTAGAGTTCTCTAATACAATAACATTAAAGATATAAGATACAGTATCTTTTAAATCTAATGGTGCTAATATTTCTAAATCAACAGATTGTAAATATGTTTTTATTCCTGCAGTGTTATCTATTGATCCACCCATATTTCTTACACATACAACTATAGGTGTATTTTTCTCATCAACTAAAACTTCTCGTTTCTCTTTAAATTCCCCATAATTTGAAAATATTTCAAATTCAATTGGATCATCTGATATTAAATTTGATTGCTGTAACGCTATTGTAGTATTTTCTATTAAGTCTTTTAAATATATTACAAAGTCATTAAAATCAGGTATATAATTATCCATAAATACTCCTCCTTTCTATTTCCAATGTAAATTGTTTTCTAAATCATTTTTTAAATTTCTATAAAATGTTTCAAATGCTTTATCAAAATATCGGTATGATCTATAATCAGGTCTATCTATATATTCTGCATATGGAGCGATTGTTAAATCTATTCCAATCTCATAACCACCATCTATACGTTTTAATTTAGTTGCATTATAAGCAAGATTACCTGTTAAATAAGGTAATTGCTTTTGTAACACAGCAAAATGTTTAGCAACATATGGGTATATCAAATCATTTAAATTCTCAAACTTTTCTGCCATAATTTTATTTCACAGCCTTTCTAAAACTGCTCTGTAGTAAATCGAATGAATAAATATCCACCTTTTTAAATTTCATCTTCTCACAGAGCGGTTATTTCTTTAAATATAAGTATGTTTCTTTCTGTAAAACACCACTTGCAAACATTCCGTTTTCATTTTCATTATATTCAACTTGCATTCTCTCAATTTTATATTTAATTCCGTTTAGTTTTACAATATCGTAAATTTCAAATTTATGTCCAGAAGTAGTTGCAATTATCTTATTTAAATAAACTCCTTCTATTCCTGCCATAAGTTGATTATGATCTATTTCTTCTCTATCAACGCCTCTATATCTAAATGCTAATTCTAATTTTGAATCATTGTCTATAATATATCCAGTTTTATATGTTTTTGTATTTCTATTGTTTAACACAAGCATTACCAATCAACTCCTTTTGTATCTTTGTAATTATATGGTAATCTCATGAAATGTCTATTAAATAAACCATTAACCATACATATATTTTCTACTCCAGATGGAACTTGTTTGCTATCAACTTCATCTAGTAATACAGTATTATCTTTGTTATTCATAATGAAAGAATATCCTAACTCTAACATTCCTTCCATTATTGCGTCTCTATATCTAGGCAAGCTAAACATATACTCAGCTTTTTCTTTACTTTGAACTGATCTAAAAATATAATTATAGAATACATTTGAAACTCTTCTCAAAAATACTTTTGATACAGCATCTTTATTTATATCTGTTTTATTTATTAGAATATCAGTTAAATTTACATTCCAATACTCATTAAAATAATCTTCTAATAGCGTATATCTATGCGTTGAAACATCATATACCATTTTACTATCATTAATAAAATTTGCCATTTATATACTCCTTTCATATATAAAATATAAAAAAAAGAAGGTAGCCAACTGACCACCTTCTTATGTTTTCTATGCATGTTCTTTAACTATCATTGCGAAAGCTTGTGGTTTAGTAACTTCATGCACAAAGATCTTTCTACCTTTTACAGCAGAAGCACCGATAATAGTAGCGTCACCATTTAAGTCCTTTAAAAATGGCTCTATCTTCCATGCTTCAACACGTGTAGCAAATAGAGGATGACCTGCAATGACTTCAACATTACGATCTTCAGTACCATTATTGTAAGCAACTTTAACTTCTTTGCTTGTTAATACATTTGATCTATAAACTTTTAAGCCAATGATTTCACCGATTGCACCTGTTTCTAACATTTCTTGTGATCTATCACCATAACGGATAAAATGAGTTGTATCTTGAAGTAATAGAGCATAAGTTGCTGGTGTTACGATGATATAACGTCCATCCATTGGTACGTCTGCTTCGTCTAATTTTTGATTTAATTCAACAATTTGTTGATAAATATTTGCTGATGTTAAAGTCTTTTCAACAACAGCACCTTTTTTATTATAACGAACATCTGTTGCACCAAATGCTGTACCACTATGATCCATACCGTTACAACCAAGTGTTAATGCACTTAAAGCATCATTTTCCACGTATAAACCTAAAGAATAACCTGCTGAATCTAATCTGTCAGCTACTAAATTATCAGGAACTGCGTCTGCCTCATAACCCAAACGAAGCAGAAAATTCGGACTATATTTTAAACTCGATCAAACGTGTTGATCTGTTCATGGATCTTTCGAATTGCGTACAAATAGCAATCCTACTTCTCAATTACGAGAATAGTCTCTACACAAATTAAATGAATTTATAATAATATCCATATCTAATTTTATTAGAATGAGCTCCATTAGATATGTTTCTTCTGATAGTATCTTTTTTAGTATTTAAATTTTTTGTTTTAATAACGAAATCAGCGCAATCACTTACTGAATCAAATACAGCAATAACTTTATTGTGCTCTAAAACAGATATTTTCTTGCTATGTGCTTCGTTATAATCTTTTCTCTTATTGTTTCCATATCTATACGCATGTTGCATATTTTCTTTATGTGTAACAATTTCTAGATTATCTAAGTTGTTATTAGTTTTATTTTTATCTTTATGATTAACTTCATATCCTTCTGGAATTTCTCCATAGAAGGCTTCGCAAACTAAATTATGCACCATTCTATTTGAGTAACAAACACCTAAAACATTTAGAGAAACTTGTTCATATCCTCTACTATTTTTCTTTAGTTTAAGCATTCTTCCTTTATAGTGATGATAAGCATAAACTCCGTTGTTGAATTGCTCTATAACTCTATCAACAGATTTTATTCTTCCACAATTGCTTGCATAATAAATACCTTTTGTCCAAGGTATTGGTTTCCATATTTCATTTTCATTTATTTTCATATAAACTCCTTTATTTACAAAGTGTTTTAAATTCATTTAATCTAGCACGGGATTGATTATGCATCTGCCCCGTTAGCTATGGCTTATTTTTTATTTGTGCCATAACCCCTACTGTGAATAGGATAATCCATGTTTTGACAATTTGCACAATTAGTGCTCTTAATCAATTAATTCATTTATTGCAACGTCATGTGATAAAACTGCAGTGATATAAGCTGTGCTACCAAATGTTAATGCTTTACCTGTTGCACTTGCACGGTTATAATCTCCAACTGCTACTTCACCATCTCTAACAGGAATTTTTACAGCCCCAGATACAGGTAGGCCTTCGTAAAAAGTATTGAAAATATAATTATCTCTTGTGACTAATGTTTTACGTAACTTCGCATCTACAATTGCGCCGTACGATTGTCTTAATTCATGTGCCATAATATTAAATCTCCTTGTTTTTATTTATAAAATTGATCTCTTAGTTCTGGATTTCTTCTTAAGAATTCATCTAGAACTTTATTTCGTTGTTCAGTATCAGCTTCTGTCTTTTCTAAGCCAAGATTTTCGGGCTTCTTTCCTTTTGCCCAGTTTGGATTTCTTTTAAGTACTTCGGCGATGGCCGCATTTAAGGTTAATTTTGGATCTTTGCTACATTTAGACATTGCAATAGCTAAACAATCTTCTTTAAAATCTTCTGAAACATCTTTTAGTGCTTCTTGTTGTCTTAGTTCAGATAGCTCTTTTTCTAGTGTTTCATTTGTACTTTTATAATTACCTAATAAATCAGATAATTCTTTAATCGATTCAACATTAAAATCTTTACATAATTTCTCTGCGAATCTGTCTTCTAAAATCTTTGAGTAATCATTCCAATCTGATTCTGATTCAAATGATTTAAAATAAGTTTTAGAAGGTTTTGTTTCATCAACTGAATTACTCGCTTCCGGTTGTTTTTCAATATCAGTAACGTCTTGTTGTGATTCCTCTACAACTTTAGGGTTTGTGTTTTGATCATTCATTTCCATGAATTTGCTCCTTTCGCCATTCCTGGCATTTTTTATAATTTATTGTTGTAATACGATTATTTTTGCCCTAAAATAAATTTAAAAAAAATAAAAAAAGAAAGGGCATTTATTTTCTAAATACCCAGACTTTGTTTCCGCAATCATATATTTTAATATATCCATTTGATTCCATGATTATTCTCTCATTGACCATTTGGCATTGATATCTTGTTTTATAATCATCGTCTGATTTCCACCAAATATAATTAGGTTCAGCATCATTTACAAATTCAAAGTTTAATGTGTTATATATTTTACCTGTTGTTTTTGCTATATCAGAATATGATACAATAACCTCTCCATCTTTCATATAATTATCTACAAAATATTTAAATAACTTTGATGCTCCTCCAATAACATTATAGTTGTGTTTAGAACAGAATCTACTTAATTCCCAGTTGTATTTTCTACTAAAGCGTGGGTAACAGAATGTCATTAAAGAAACAAGTTCATCATTGTAATACAATCCTAGTTTAATAGTTGAGTTGTCTTTTCCTTGTATATGATTTTCATTTAAAAAGTCATTCTTTTCAGCTACATCTACTTCCCGGATCATACATTTTCTTGCATAAATCTTGTTTTCATTTAGGTGTAATATGTTATCTAAATGATTTAGTATTCTAATACGTTTTTCTTCGTCATCCCATTCATGTGAGAATATATGATATAAAAATACTCCTTTAGAATTTGCTAACATAGATTTATCGTAGTGATATCTCTTATCTCTTTTTAATTCAGAATGCCAATAATCACCATTGAACTCAATACCAACTTTGTAATCTGGTAAATATATGTCTATTTCTTTACCATCTAAAATATCTCTATCACTTTGTATAATATTTGCAATACCTTTTGATGTTAAATAATCTACTATATCTTTCTCTGGTTGTGATACTTTGCAAACATATTCTATATAATCTTCTAAACCATATTTATGAATGTATTGACCAATTACAGATTTAGATACACCGGTGTCTTTTGAAAGTTGTATCACCGTAGTTTTTTCATTATAATTTTTCTTTAGAAAATTTTCAGTTGTTTCTTTATCTGCAAAATATTTTATTACATTAGGAAAATTATTATTTAATAATGAAGATTTAAATTTATTTTTTACTTTATTTAGACGCATCGGATATTCTACACCATATCTATCTAAATTAGTTTTCTTAATCTTCTCTTTAATCTGTTCAGAATACATAACGTGTTCAACGCCATATTTTTCAAGATTAACTTTTTTAATCTTTTCTTTAACTTCTTCTGACTTTAGCGGATTTTCACATCCGTATTTTTCTAAATTAGTTTGTTTAACTTTATCATATATTTCTTTTGATTGTGCAGGATATTCAACTCCATACCTTTCTAGATTAGTTTTCTTAAGCTTTTCTTTGATTTGATCAGAACGCATTGGACACTCTACACCATATCTATCTAAATTAACTTTTTTAATCTTTTCTTTAACTTCCTCAGATTGAAATGGATTTTCACATCCGTATTTTTCTAAATTAGTTTGTTTAACTTTTTCTCTAATTTGTTCAGATTGCGATGGATACTTTGTTCCATATTTCTCCAAATTAGTTTTTTCCATTTTGAGCTTGATAGCATCTTTATCTTTTTTAATTCCATATCTTTTTAATCTATCAACAATTGTAAATTTAGATACATTTAATATCTTTGCAACTTCTATTGTAGAATTATTTTGTGTTATATATAAATCATATAAGACATCTCTGTCAATTTGTATGTTTTTCATGGTTTGTTTCCTTTCTGCTGTCTAAAATAATGTTATTTGACAGCTCTACTATTATAATATATAAAATAAAATCTCTTTATTCCGTATCTTTTTCAATAGTATTTTCTGTTTTTATGTCTTCAGTCTCTTTTGTTTCTGCAGTGTAGTCTTCTTTTGATACTTCTGGAATTTCTGGAATAAGATTTAAAGCTAATTCAATCATTGCTTTACGTTCTTCTTCGGTTTTATCTGGATATAGCTCTTCATATGCAGAATAAATATCTATTAGTTGAGCATCTAAACGCTTGATTAAATCATCTACTAATTCAACTTCATCTCTTCCATATTCAGCAAAAGTTATTATAGAATCAATATAATCTACATCTGGTACAACATATGTTTCACCTTTTTGCATCATAAATGCATAAATAAATAACATTTTTACCATTTCTTGTAAGCAAACAGTCCATGATTGTAATTTAGATTCTCTTGTGTGAAGCGTCATTCTTTCCCTTATATTTAAGGCTAAAGCAGAACTATTCGCACCTGCTAAATCAAATCCCATGGTTGCTGGAGATAATCCTAAACTAGTTAAACATTGTAATAGAATGTCTTCAAATGCGTACTTATATCCTTGTACAGAGTTAGCAATATCTGGAATATCTCTTTTTATTTCTGATTCAGTCCAGTTAGGATTGCTGTCTCTCACAACTACTGTATCCATATCATAAGAATCTGGGACAATTTGTTTTCCATCTTCATTTTCTTGTAATAGATTAGAGTGAATATATTGCTTTATCTTTGCAGTTCTTAAGAATAAAATTAAATTAGATCTTATTTCATCTAGAGAAACAAATTCATCTATCATTCCATTATAATCACTTTTAGCGCCAACTTTGTTTTCCATATAAACTGCTAATATTTTATTGCTTGGCGTTCCATCGTTGTTTATAAATTGAATTGGCTTTAAATCCTTTGTTGCTTCTAGAGAAGATAATTCAACTTCTTTTTTAAGATTAGTCCAATCTCTGCTTGTTTGATATAGTCTATAATCTATAAAGCCTTTTCCATAGATTGTATATAATAAGTATCTCTTTGTTTTATCTCTATAGTAGTTTTTAAATATTATTGCATCTATTCTATTTCCATATCTTTTATATATCTCAATATCTTCTTTTGGATAAACTTCTAATATTGGATATTCTGATTCCATATCATCTAAATTAAATCTAAATGCAATTGCACCTGAATAAGATAACTTCTCTGCTGCTTCATTTAGTAATAATTCTATTTTGTTTTCATCTAGCATATTATCTAGCATTTTTTGTAATTCTTTATCGGTAGATTCATTTCCTGTACTTACTGATATTGAAGGTCTTTTAGGGAAAACTAATTTAGACATTACTTTAGGAATTTGTTGTGCAAAATCTACATGTACTGGAAATATTTTTGGTGTATTTCTTATTGTATCATCAGAATTAACATCCTTGAATGCAATTTGATAAAATTGATTGTATCTAAATGGTAAAGAATCTTTTGGTTTTATAGTTTTATAAAAGCGTATAAGTTCTAGACCAGTAGATGCTTCATACCAAGCTTTATTTTCTGATAACTGGAACGTTTTATCTCTCATTGCTGGTAATTCTCTGTATTCAGAACATTCATCAAAAAATTGTTGATAATGTTTCTTCCATTTTTGATATTCGGTCATTATTTTCTTCCTTTCATTCTGTTTTCTAGATTAGCTCTTTTAACTTCTGCTTGTATTCGTTTTTGTCTTTCTTGTTCAAATACCTTTTGCTCAAATTCATCTCTTACTTGTTCTAAAAACGTTTTTGCTGAATATATATCTGGCTCTTGTTCTATAGTTGGAGGTTGAACTCTATCTACTTTATTAGTTGTAGTTTGTTGAGATGCTAATCTTTCTTCATATATTTTTTGTTTTGCTTTATTTATCTGCTCTTTAGCTTTCTTTAACTTTGATACTTCTCTAAATAACGTTTCATAGAATTCATAAATTACTTTTGTTAGCCAAGAGAAATTCTTTGTTGTTTCTGCTATATATACAACATAGTAATCTGTTACTAATCTTGCTACTTTATCTCTTTTACCTTTTCTCATTTGACCTACTATTTTAGAAGGATCAAAAAAGTATTCTATTGTGGAATCATTTAATATTTTTGGGGTAAAACTTCTATATGTTAATCCAGAATCATATGGAATATATTGCTTACAAGATTCAAATGCTCTATTTAAACATGTTCTTATTCCTCTATAGTTTAAATCAATATTAAATAACTCTTGCACATTTACTCTGAAAAAAACTATGTCTGATTGATTATGTGATTTTTTACCTCTTTTAATATAGTCTGGTGCAGCTCGAACTGCAAATTCTTTTGTTGTTTCCATGTAATACACCTACCTCATGAAACTTGAAATATTTAAACTTGTACCGTAATAGCTTGTTGCATAATCTAAGCAATCTATATAATCAAAGTGACCATTAGATGTATATTCATCTGTATAAGTTTCAATTCCTTTTTCAAGCTTCTTTTTATCATAAGTTATATTTTGAACATCATTTATAACTTTAGTTAAGTCTTTCTTTATTCTAATTTTGCCTCTAAAAAATAAGTCTAAGTTTCTTTTAATACAGTACTCTTTATCATCTTTTCCATTTGATCCATTTGATTTTATAGGAAATTTAACTATTGTAGGTACCCTTTCTATTCGTAGTTGTTTATAGAATAACTCATATGCATCATCTCCTGCAAATGAATCTATTATAACTACTTTAGGATATCTTCCTAATTTCTCAGCGCAATCTTTTATAAAATTTGTTTCTAATTTCGCATAATCAATAGAAGTATATGGTCTAGACATATTATCAGCATTTCTTACACCAGTTGCAAATACAACATCGATTGTTTTATCTATAACATTTTTTGCAACACACATCATAGCATTTGCTGATTTAGTTTTACCTGGATCTATTACTATAATATATTCTGTATATTTAGATGGCATTTCTTTATCTATATAATTAAAATCATTTAATGTATAAATTATTCCTTCTGCTTGACAATCATCACCCATTATATATCTCTTATAAAATATAGATGTTTCTGGATAACGAGAAATTATTTCGTTTCTTCTTTCTTCCGTCATTGCCGGATTATTGTATATAGATACTCTTCTAAAATTTACTTTCTCAGGTTGTTTTTCTTGCATTGATGCTAAAAACTTTCTTATAGGTAATTCAGTAGAGCATGGGTTGTGACTTACAAATATCTTTGGGCTACTTGACATAAATAGTCTTCCTTGTGCTTCATTTATAGTATTTTCGTGAAGTAAATCTCCTTCTTCTAATGCAATAGAACCTGCAGAAAGACCTCTGAAATTTGCATATGATGAAACCGTTGCGCCACCTAAATATAAAACTGTTTTTTCTCCTTTAGGTGTTTTTATAAATCCTGCATCAAATCCTTTATATTTACCTGATCTATATCTCTCTGCAAAAATATATTGTAATCCAAATCCAGATCCGTCTTCATATAATGATTTAGCTAATGCAGATGAAGATGCTATTACTAAATGTAAAGGTTCTGTTGTTTCCATTAAATTAATCGCAAATCCAAGTATGTTAAATGTTGTTTTTGATGATCTATACGCGCCTATTAAATAATTTAATTCATGCGTTCTACATTTAGCTATATATTCTGCCCAAAACGAATCAATGACTAGTTTATCACCATATTTATCACTTATCATCTTCTTCTCCAAATTCTTCATCTGGATTATATAACTCTTGATATCCTTTTTCAGTAAAGAACTTTTTTCCGTGATAAACTACATTTGTATCTAGGTGATTATATAAAGAAGACATTCCCATACTTAATAATCTTGTTGCCTCTGTTATAGAGTTATATTTAGTTATTTTACCATCTGTTGTAACAGTATAAATAGGTTTTCTATTGGCTTCAGGTACATTTGCTCTGGCACATAATTCATCTAATTTATCTGCAATAGAACTAAAATTATAATCAGAATCTGTTGCTATTTCTAATTTACCATTTTCTAGATATTCTAATTGTTTTACTTTTGCTGTAATATTTATTAAAGATGTTGTTATCTTATCAAATTGAGATATTTTTGTATTCTTTATAGCGATTAATCTATCTAATATACGTAATATGTTAGTTAAATCTGTTGCTTTTAATAATTTAGTTTCTGATTTAGATTGCCATTCCATTACTTGAGCTATATGTTCTGATAATAATGTTAAGCAATTCTCTATAGCAGTGTTATCTTTATCTGCTTCTTCTTCTGTAACTATTACTTTATCTATATATTGCTGATATTTTAGATATATTTCTACTACTTTTCCTAGAGATATATTTGTTAAATCTGCTATTAGTTGAAAATCTAATTCAGTTGATATTAATAAATTCTGTAATACAAGTTCATTTGTTGCAGAAAATCTTCCATTTTCGTCTTGATGTATTAATAAAGAACCTGGAGGCAATTTCTTTAATTGTCTTTTTCCTAGCATATTTTATTTTTCCTTTTCTTTAAAATCTTCTTTTGATATACCAATAGTTGAATACCAGTCAAAAACTTCATCTGTAAAATATTTTCCATACTCTTTATAGAAATCTTTATAGTTTCCTTTATGTAAAGTTTTCTCATCGTATTTATCTATAGAATATTTTCCAGCATGATATAATTGATGAACTGTTGTACTCATCATTGCAACAGGTAAATAGTCCATAAAATGAACTCTTATTATTTCATCTACTATTTGGTATATTGTAACATAATGAGGCTTATTTTCTGGTATTTCATCTAGTAATTTTTCTCCGCACATTAAAGCAATTACTTCTAGAAATACTATATGATGCATTTCTATATCAACTTTATTATCTAAAAAATCAAATTCTTTATACTCCTCTATTTTATCAAAAAAATTACATTGACGCATTTCTAAAGCTTCTTTGATATGTTTTAAAAACACTCTATATGCTTTTGATTTGCGAAATATACTTTTTATTGAATCTATTCTATTTACTAGCTCATCATAATTTGATATTACTGTTTCATAAAATTCTGGTAACATTTTAACTCTCTCCTTTAATGCTTTCTATATAATCTGTAATCAATTGAGCTAACTCATCCGAATATTTATGAACAAAAACGTTTAAATTTGGATATTTTATATTTGGTATAATTTTTTCACAATTAAATCCCTTTTCTCTTAAATACCCCTCTAATTTAATACTATAAACATAGATATCCTTATCTTTTTTCATAAAACATTCACGTCCTTTCTTTTTATGAAATTTAACTTTAAATTTTAGAAAATCTAACTTAGCTTCTTCATACATTTTGTTTAACAGATCTCTTGTTTTCTGATCATTTTTAAATAACTTTGAATGTAGTAATATTGCTAATGGAATTTGAAATAAATTCTCTTGACACCATGGAAGCCATAATATTCCATAAAATGTTATACAAGCTGAATATAACCAAGTAATTTTGAATATTATCCCAACAGCAATTCCTATATATAATAATAGATGCCAAGACCATACTATTCCATAGCTTATTAAAAATCTCCAGTTTAAAAATGGTCGGATATAAATCATAATTTTATTAAATAACTTCTTCACATAACTTCTCCTTAATGTTTAATGGTTGATCTACGGCGGCAATATTTAAATCAATCTAATTGGCAGCGTAGCTTCTTAGAGTTGCTCTGCTTCAGCAGATATTATTTGAAAATTATAGAAAATAAATTGATATAATTGATTGTTGTAATACATAGTAATTTGCCCTAAAAACTAAATTATTTGATACCTGCTGATTTACAAACGAGACTGTCAATTTATAGTAAAACTGAAATAGAGAATTTACAATAGAGACTCTACTGATATTTACTCCTGTAAAAGGAGTAGAAACAATAATAGCAGGTGTAGCTAAAATAGAGAATTTACAACTGAAACACAACTACTTTTATCTGAAATAGAAAAACAACAAAAATATATACCTATTTAAAGGTATATATTT